CTTTCCATTCCAGAATGGTGCGAGGCCAATCTCACCCTCTCGGCTAGGGTTACAAACATACCCGGCCCATATTCAACAACCCTAACGCCCTATGTAAAGGAACCATTAGAGGCTTTTGGGAATGATTCAATCCGCAGGGTGACTTTGGTTTGGGGAGCGCAGACATCCAAGACAACCACGATCCTTGCTGGGTTAGCGTATCGTTTGGCGGAAAGACCTTGCCCCGCCCTGTGGGTAATGCCTAGCGAGCAACTAGCAAGGAGCTTTAGCGAAACCCGATGGCTCCCGATGGTGGATGATTGCCCTTCCTTGGCAAAGGAAAGACCGATTGATACAGACAAAATCAAAATCCTAGAACAACACTTCCAGAAAATGTCGTTATGGTTTGTCGGGTCGAATAGCCCTGCCAATCTTTCCAGTCGATCAGTATCTTTGTTAATGCTCGATGAGGTTGATAAGTTTTCCGATGGCTCCTCGTCGAAAGAGGCCGGAGCGTTGCAGTTGGCAGAGGCCAGGGTTGCCACCTATCCAAACCATCTAATCATCTCAACCAGCACCCCGACCACGGCAGATTCAATTATTTGGGCGGAATGGCTCAAGGGAGATATGCGGTTTTATTTCGTTCCCTGTCCGTATTGTGGGCATAAGCAAAAGCTACTTTGGGAGCAAATAAAATGGGATCAATCTGCAAAGCTAAGCGACACGGAATGGGATTTTGGGCTGGTAAAATCATCAGCCTTTTATGAGTGCGTAGAGTGCAAGGGACAGATTCGGGACGGGCAAAAGACCAAGATGCTTCGGGATGGGGAATGGATTGTAACAAATCCAAAAGGGGAGCCGGGGCGCAGAAGCTATCACCTTAATGGCCTCTATGCCCCTTGGGTGACTTTCGGAAGCCTAGCGGTGAAATGGCTACAAGATAAAAACGGAATCTTGGGATTGCAGGACTTTGTGAATCGAATCCTAGCAGAGCCTTGGCTCGAACATGAAACAGAGCGCATAGACATAAAGCCCGGAGCCTACAAGATGGGCGAGATTCGCATGGGCGAGTTCCCTGTAATGAGTTGCGACATCCAAGAGGCAGGGGGCTTTCATGCTTGGTCAATCGTTAGGGCTTGGGATAATGAAGGAAAATCTCGGCTTGTTTGGGCGGGAAGGCTTGAGACTTGGGGCGACATCCAAGCGAAGGCCGAGGAGTTTTTAGTTAAAGCCGCCGCTGTCTTTTGTGATTCCGGGGATCAGACTAGGGATGTTTATTTGAATTGTTGTAAGAATGGCTGGATTGCGCTTGTAGGCTCCGACAAGGCCAGCTTCTCTGAGATTGTGGGCAATGCCAAAGTTCAACGCCCATACGCCAGAATCGCCAACGGAGACCCCTTCAGCGGGAAACAAACCATGTCCAAAGATGGCTGGAAATGGAAGCTCTGCCCTGTGTGGCGTTGGTCGAACCCGGCTATCAAGGACATTTTGGCAAACTTCCTAAAAACAGAGGGATGGGTTGCCGAGGATACGCCCCTTGTGTATTTTGAGCATATAAACGCAGAGGCCAAGGTTAGGGTTAAGAATCCCCTTACAGGCAGGGAGCGCATGGTTTGGAAGCAAGTAGGCAAAAACAATCACTTAATGGACGCAGAATGCATGAACATAGTTGGGGCGGCTTTGCATGGAAGGCTTAAAGTCACACCCGCAGATTTGGCAGAAAACATTGAAGAGTAGTCTTTGACACAACTTTTGATTTATGGCACAGGGTTCTTTTGTTGGTTTGCCTGTTGCCACCCTAACTTCTCTGCGGGACAAATATATTTCTTGTCTCGAGGCGATTGCGGTGGCCGGAGTTTCCTATTCTATTGGGGGGCGATCCTTTAGCCGAGCCAATCTTACCGAAGTTCGCAATACACTTGAAGAACTTACCTATGCCATTAAGCTTGCCGATGGAACAAGGACGCTGACCACCTACGCTAAGTTTGGCCCATGAAAAAGACCGAATTGAATTTGATTGATAAGGCGGTTGCCTTCATCAATCCCCAGAAGGCTGTTGAGCGTCTTATTGCCAGAAAGAAGCTGACCAAGTTTGAATACGATGCGGTAAAGTACACACGGGAACGCAGGGGGCCGAGCTCTCTTTCCGGGGCTGAAGATTATCGCTCGAACTATGATCGGGTAGAACTGATGAAGAGGGCGCGGGACTTGGCCGAGAATGTCGGCCTAGTTCGCTCGCTCCTCCTTAAATTTGCTGGTCATGTGGCAGGGTCAATCAGCTATCAAGCAAGGACTCTGAACCCGCAAATCAATTCAGACATAGAGGCATATTGGGCGGAATGGTGGGATAAATGCGACATCACAGGACGGCACACAGGCTCAACCCTTATGCAAGTTGCCGTGATGTCCATGTTGAGGGATGGAGACTTCCTTTTCCTTTTGGCAAGGGACAACGACAACAACCTAAAACTTCAAGGCATCGAGGCTGATCGGTTGGGCGATCCTTACAGAACCTACACAAGCCTTGAGTTAATCGGCGGTATTCATATTGACCGCAACACGGGCGCACCTACCGCCTACGATGTGTTCAATCGTAGCATTGGGGATTATTACACCTACCAAGCCACTATTTCCGCAAGCCAAGCCTTCCACCTTTTCGACCCGCTTCGCATTGACCAATATCGCGGAATCTCGGCCTTTCACACCGCTATCAATGATGCAACGGACATCCACGAACTGACCGGGTTTGAGAAGATGAGCGCGAAGGTCGCCAGCACCCAGAGCGCAATCGTGAAGCGCAACAACAACAATGCTTCCGACCTTTCCACCCTTTCAAATGATGAGGATTTCAATGGGAACCAAATCAAGCTTGAATCCATTGAGTCTGGTAAAATTTCCTACCTTGAGCCAGGAGAGGATATTGTTTTCCCCAACGGGCCAAGCCGTCCCTCCGGTGCTTTCATGGAGTTTCATAAGGTTCTGATGCGGAACATCTGCCTTGGGCTTGGCATCCCATATTCATTTGCGGTTGACCCTTCTCAAATGTCCGGCCCAACTGCTCGCCTTGAGATGCAACAGGCAGGGCGCACCTTCCGCCGATACCAGAATCTTTTGAACGATAAGGTTCTTCGGCCAGTTAAAAACATTGTCCTTGCCGATGCGGTTGCCCGTGGGCTTATCAGCGGGAGCGAGGGAAGCAAGACGACCAAAGGCATCTTCAACTTTGGAGCAAATGTCTCCATTGATTTAGGCCGGGAATCTGCCTCCGCCATCGCAGAATTTAAAACAGGCTTGCGGACGGCTTCTGATATTTATGCAGAGCGCGGCCTAGATTTTGAAAGCAGTTTAAGGCAAAAGGCACAGGAAGCGGCCTTAATCAAAAGCCTTGCAAATGAATACGATATTCCCGCCGTGGCAATCTCCGACATAGTTGAAAGCCTTGTCTATGCCCAACAGGCGGCGCAGAGGGCGGGACAATCCCAAGAGGGCGCAGATGCCCAGACCCAAGTTGTATCGGATATTTCTCTCAACGGAGCGCAAGTGACCAGCCTTATCAACATCATCAATGCGGTGGCGGCTGGGGTGTTGTCGAAGGAGGGGGCAGTTTCCATGATTACTGCCGCATTCCCCTCAATATCCATTGAGCAAGCAAAAGCAATTATTGAGGGGACAAAAGGTGGTAAACAGATTGCTACAACAAAAGAAGAAAAACAATCCCAACAAAATAAAAACAACAATAATGATGAAGGAGAAGAACCAGAAAGCGGAGACGAGCCCGAACCAGTTGAGCCTATCGAACCTTCTTCAGAAAATTTAGAAGTTAAAAAAAAAGAGTCTGAACTAGCGGATAACTGCGGGACAGGGGAAGGCGGGTTTCAGCCCGGAAATACTTGTGCGGGCGGAGGGGATGGGGAAGAAGATTCTTATGAATCAATAAGAAAAAACCCAGATTTTATTAGAGACCCGTCAGACGAAAGAGTTTTTAAATTAAAGGGTAAGTCTTTAAATCAAAAAGACATAAAGGAAGCAATCATTAAAAACGGCCTTAAGCCGGGTGATACATATAAGCATGAGGCTGGAGAAATTGAGATTCTAAAACCCAAGCCTTTTATTGGGATGGACAATAAAGTTTCTGCAATAGAGGTTGATTATTCTTGGAGGCCAAAAAAGGGACAAGGTGGAAGAACTAGCTCAATAAGCTTTTCTCCAAACGAAGAAATAAAATTTCCAAAAATTAAATATCAAAACAAGCTTATTTCCTCAATAACAAAAGAGGTATCGAACCCGGCAGAAAAAGAAATTAAGGATGCAATTAAAAAATATGGCATAAGGCAATCCAGACAGATGGAGGAAATAAAATCCCTAAATCCCGCAGAGCTTAAAATGCTCATCGCCGGGATGATGGGCGGCATTGAGTTGGGCAAGTATGACGGGATTGATTTTACGCCCCCAGAAGGAGCAAGGGAAGCCGCAAAGAGGGCTTTGGATGTAAGGGAAACCAAGCCAGCCAGCCAGAGGGGGATGACACCCGTAGGCATCGCTAGGGCGAGGGACTTGATTAACGGGGTAAAGTTCTCGCCCGATACCGTCCGCAGAATGAAGGCATTTTTTGATCGCCATGAAGTTGATAAAAAGGGGTCGACTTGGGATGAGCAAGGCAAGGGATGGCAAGCATGGAATGGCTGGGGTGGAGACGCTGGTTATGCGTGGGCAAGGAAAGTGGTTAGACAGATGGAGGCTAGGGACAAGAAAGAACTGGCAGAACCAGCCTCTTGCCCAATCGCAACCCAAGACATCAAAACCAATCTAGCCAATAGGCAGACAGCGGTGGACGATGCAAACTACGGCCCAGCTAATCCAAACGAGCCTAATGAGGATTATTGGAAGGCGAAAGCAAACGAGTTCCAAGGAGATGTAGCCACGGCCAAAAAGATGCTTTGTGGTAATTGTGCGGCCTTCGACCAGAGGAGCAAGGTTCTG